TATTAACTACTCTAATTATACACTAATATGTGCCACGATACAAGTCCTCTACACTCTCCTGATCATACCATGGATGTTGATAGTGGTCTTTATCTACTGGATGTATGCTGAGATGTGCTCCCTTGAAACTATTCATTCTCTTGATACCACCGAATGACATATCTAAATCCTTATCTGTCCAACCTAATGCTTTGACCATCTCTTGTCTAATGTATATGTGTAGTTCTCCCTCCACATATTTAAAGTCAAAGTATTCTTGTATGTCTGGTTTCATTGTGATTGTCTAAACACCCTCGTTATTTAGTATCATATTACCTGATACTGTTACACGTATATGTCCATCGCTTACTGGTGGCACGTAATGCATTTCATTTGCATCAAACACCACGATATTACCTCTCATGGGTGTTTCTACATGTAATGGTGGCATCCATGGGCATTCTGTATTGGGAAATACTAACGGAGAACTAGAAGTATGGGTATCCACAAACCACACAAAAGCATAAACATACTCAAAATGATTATGAGTCTTCGCATAATCGCCCTGTCGATATGTGTTACCCCAGAGTTCTTTGATGGTATGTTTCGGATAGTTTTCATGTATTTTGTCTATTAGTGGTTTAAATTCAATATCTTTTTCTAAGTGCCAATTCGTAACATCTGCGTTTACTGGTCTGTTTCGACCTTGTTCATCGCCATATGATGCTATGTGCTCTACTATTTTATAAGGTGGTTCAAGAAAATAGCGACTTATCTTAACTTCTCGTGACATATCTGGTATATAACTCCTTCTCTAATGCATGTGCTTCGATCTCCCATGGTTCATCATCATACTTTGTAGTATCAGGAACGATCTTACTATGCCATTTATTCTCTACCTTATCTTTTTTCCATTGCTGTTTCCATTTACCACGTAATCTCTGCTCAAAATGAGTCAGTTCATGCAATAGTGTAGTGACATAGGATCTATCATCCTGTTGATTACACATCTCGATCTCAAAGAACCGTGGACGTGCCAACTGATCTATACTATGAATACAACCATACATACCTTCTCTCTTCAAGTTACGATCTATTACATGAACAAATGTGTGGAAGCGACTGAGTTTACGATTGTGAATGAACCATTCGATGACAGACCGAGTAAGTCGCTTGCGATTCCGATACCCACCAAACGTAATGTAACAAGACATAATTTAGTTCCCCAATGCATAAAGTTAATAAATGAGAAAATGAATAGGAGTTTCTCTGCTCCTGTCATAGTTTTAGCGTCCATTTTGTTTTGATAATAATACCTCTAACTTAGCATATGTTGCACCTTTACCTGTTGCTTTGGTGTCATTCTGCATAAGACTCATGAAATACTTGATCTCGTTAGATGAAAAAGGTGACTGATACATGGTAATGTAGTCTGGTGTGATTGTTACCTTCATTATAGCATAAGTTGTTGAGGTACGCTATCTATACGGTCAGTTTGTAAACTGGCATAGTCCTCATGTAACTCACATCCGATATAGTTACGACCATGTTTCTTTGCAACCATACCTGTAGTTCCTGATCCCATGAATGGATCAAGAATAATATCACCACGTTCACTTCCTGCTAGTATACATGGTTCGATGAGGTCAGGTGGAAACACTGCAAAGTGTGCTCCCTTGTATGGTTTATTGGTTATGCTCCACACAGATCGTTTATTCTTTGTTGTATATGACTTTGTAAGACCTGTATGTGGTTGTAGTCCTGTTCCTTCGTTGTGGTATTTACCTTGATCTCTGTTCCTTGTTCCCCAGTCTTGTTTAACTGGTTCTTTGATTGCTTCATTGTCATAGTAATACTTCCTATTCTTGCTTAATAAAAACAAATACTCATGTGACTTAGTGCATCTATCTCGCACTGACTCTGGCATAGGATTAGGTTTATGCCATATGATATCCTGACGTAGATACCATCCATCTGCACGTAATGCGAATGCTAACATCCATGGTATACCTATCAAATCTTTTTCTTTAAGACCATCTAGTTTGTTAGCACGTCTTGCACACTTGTCTGGTTGATCTCTATTAGTCTTAGATACTGTCTGTTTAACAAGTGCTTGACCTTTGCCAGGTCTATAGTTATAGTAACTATCTCCTATGTTTACCCATAACGTACCATCATCTGTCAATACATCACGCACTGAACGAAATACGTCCACCAAATTATTTATGAATTGCTCTGGTGTATCCTCTTGTCCTATTTGATTTGCTTCATCACCATAGTTACGTAGTCCGTAGTATGGTGGACTAGTGACACACATACGTGCTTTGACATCAATAGTAGGGAGTGTATCTCTACAATCTCCAAATAATATTTTATTCTTCATGGTTGATATGACCAGACGGTTCCTCCCTCGTATCCACGTTGTGTATGCACTGCTGCTAGTTGGAAACCTAACTGAGGCCATGGTTTCTTTGGTGTATCTACACAATAGATCTCTTTGATACCAAACTTATGTTGTCTCATCTCACGTAATCTACGTTTTGTAGTATAGTGATTGATAGTAGTCAGATATACTATGTTGTCTGCTATCTCCATACCATGCCATAAAAACTGTTGCATCATCGACCATGGTGGATTAGTTACGATCCAATCTACCTTACGATGATATTGTAGAAAGTCTCTTCCTTCTGCTAGTTCACACCAGTCTTTTGTGTGTGGATACAAAGCATCATAGTTATCATAGAATGCTCCTGTTCCTCTACATGGATCAAGAATTAATCCTTCTGGTTTGTAATGTTGTATAATATCTTTTGCAAGATACTCTGGTGTCATGACAATATCTTTGTCAGGAGTGTTTTTAGGTGGACAAAATGCTCTCATGCATCCAGTATATCACTATTTGTAGTTGAGTGCAACCGTAACACGTTCTCCTTCAAACTCTGTAGGCAATACACTATGCATTAAATCTGATCTGAATATTACTACTGTTCCTGTCTTTGCGGGTGCTGTTATTACTTCATTGTTCCATACAGTATTTGTAGCACTTCCATCTGCATTTACCATATTCTTTGGCGGTAACATACTAGTATATGGACGTCTAAACGTGATGCCTGGTGCACCTTCTGGAACATTCAAAAAATATACTGCTGAGAATATCATGTCAGGATGTACATGAAACTCTTGATATCTGCCTGTCGTGTATACGTTATACCATCCATTGACACAAAAATACTTTGCAAAACTACCATGATAGCGTGCACAATCCTCTACAGCATTCTTTACTCTCTTTATCAGTTCTTGAAACTCAACTTCCTTTGTCAGGCAAGCAATCTTAAAGCAATTATCAGGAGAAGAAACACCACTAAACCAATCATTTGTATTCCCTGCACCATATTTTTCTCTCATACTATTTATTTTTTGCATCAAGAGATCATTCTCCTCTGCTGTCATGAGATCATGTTGTGCATATAGTCCAGTTGGAAATATATCAGTTATTGTTTTGTTATCAGTCATGTGGATGTTTCAATTTATCTTCGACCCAATGGTCGTCATTATTAATTCCTGCTGCTTTGACATAACGTAGTATATGATCATCTATCTGGTCAAATACTGGATGTAGATTCAGATCCATGTTAATATCATGTGCTATCTGTGCTACTTGGTCTTCTGTAAAGCAATGATCGGGATGTAATAGGTCACAGCATGGTATCCTTTTCTCGATCAGTTCGTTGAGATTAATTCTAATCTCATAGTCTCTATATACTGGCATTGTATTGATCTTTATATTTAATTATAACACATTTATTACCAATCGTCATCATCCCACTCTGCTTCTTCTGTATCCTCATAGAATAATGTATATGATTCAGCATCCTCTTCATCCCAATGATCAATGTCCCATTGCATCATATGACGTCCTGCTAGAGAACTAAATGATATGGTGCTGTCTCCTTCATTCATACAGAAACCACGTTTCATCCACTCTGTTAGTTCGTGATCGGGATATGCTGCTATCATCATGTCTAACAACTCTTCAAATTTATCACGTTCTAGATGTTTGTATTCATTCCATGCATAGTCCTTATGGTCTTGCCATAATGGTTGATCTCCTTCATAGAACGTTGTCATCTATCAAATACCTCGATATGTTTTGTGATCCATTGTCCACCATAGTTTAGCACAGCTTCCTCCATAGTGAAAGGTTCCTCTGTATATTCTATCAGATAACCTTTGTTTTGGAAAGTCACTGTTATTGGATCATCACTTGATCTAAAAATAGATCCTTCACGATGTTCTGTCTTACCATATACACAATTTTCTGTAGGTATGAGATATGAATTACTATACATGGGTTGGAACATAGTCTGTTTGTCTATAACATGTACAAAACGTCGTAAACATGGCATCATTCCTGCATCAGGGTCGATACCAACACAGAGAGCACTACTATCATCGGTCAATGCTGTGAATCTAGTCATTCCAGACACACGAAAACTCAGGTTAGCACCTGGTCTAAACCTGAGATATTGTGGATACCTTGCTGTCTCACTCATCCACATGCCTTTAGTAAATATCAGGCATCTGCTATGTGCATAAAAACGTTTCAAGTAATCAAGTGGGAATACTCCCTTCTTGTCACTCCATGTAGACTCTAATAATTTTAAATGTTCGTCTTTAATATAATATTTGTGCTCTTCTGGGTCATCACCAAAAAATTTAAACCCTTGTTTGCATCCTCTATGATATAAGACAGTCAAATGATCTAATTGATCATTGATTGTGTATTCATTCCTCATCTAGTTACGATTTCAATAAGTCCATCCTCGATTTGATTTAACCAGTCTGTAGTAAATTGTCTTACATCTGGTTCACCCATAGTAAATTCTACTATGACTGTAGGTTTATCAACTGTTATTTGTATTGTATTAGTGTCTGATATTGGAAATGGATAATGTTGCTTCACAAAAGATCTATGATACCAACAGTCATGCATTGATACTATTATACTACCAGAACCTTGCGGTGTAAAGCTATCATTCTCAGTAAGAAAGTGTACCTTTCTACCTGTAGCAATCTTACTATCAAATCCAGAACATGCTACAACTCCCTTTGCTTCCATAGACGTCAATCTATTCAAGCCAGGAAATCTAAAGTTTGTATGTGCACCGTTGTGATATACAATAGAATATCCTGCGGGTTTTAATGAATCACTCTTCCATGTGCTGCCAAATGATACTGTTCTGTAGTGAACTTGATATGTCTGTCCACACTCCCGTATAATATCCTCGTATCCTGCAACTTTCCCGTTAGGATTGTCTTTGATATGCTTTGTTACAATATCATCAGTAGAATCTAATATAATTTCTGTTGTAGGATCAGGATCATTACCAAATATTTTTTTACCCTCACGTGCAGATGTGCAAGAGTATACTGTCATACCAAACTGGGATATACTCTGTCCAAATGAATACTGAGATATTCTTGCG